TCCATTGGAACCCTCATAAGCGGGACCATCTTCTCGGTGAAGCTTTCCATTGAGACGCCACTCTTTGGTTCCATCGGGATACTCAATAGCGGGACCATCTTCTCGGTGAAGCTTTCCATTGAGATGCCAATGCTTAGTTCCATTGGGATAAACATGAACTTCGTACTTAATCATTTTGAGACTCCTTATGTAAACACGCGCACGCTTACGTTATCGCTTCCAACGGTCTTCGCGAGAAAAGATAAGAGACGCCTCTTTGTCTTCCCGCCTCTTGAGAAACTGCTTAGAAGCCTCAGAACCCGTAGTGGCTCGGTCCTTGTGAAAAGACACTCGACTTGCCTTCCTCACTTCCTTTTCCGAAGCATACTGAAGGCGAACCACCTTTCCTCCGCCATTAAGAAACGCCTCAACCGCATCATCAACATTACGCTTTGCCATTTTATTTCTCCGAGAAGATTATTCTAGAATTAAAAGATAGAGATTGAATTCGCAGGCTTCTTATAAGCCTTCTTTGCCGAAGACTTTGCAGCCTTCTTCGGAACTTCGCGAGCCAAGTCAGACTTTTCATAGCCCTGAGTAATTGCTGCCGAAATCAGTTCAGGCCAAATAACCATCGGAGCGGCACAATACAAGCCGGGATAACGCCCACCATTCGGGCCTCCAGTTCCAATCCAAACTCCGCTAGGAGTAAGCTGATATCGATTCTTCTCAAATTCAATGGAAACCATTTGAACCTCCGGCATCCCTGACTTCTCTTTACTAGCTGACACTTTAATATAGTACAGGGCTGGATTGTATTACGTTTTATTGCAATAAGCCTCTCGCCCTCCAGTCAAGCGCCGTGCCAACTTGAAGTAACTAAAATTGCCCGCCATCATGGCATGGTTTTTTATCTGGCATCCTTCTTGCTAATGCAAGCCGCGTGCCAAGCTTTAATGTTAAGTTTTTGCCCGAAGATCCTGTGAAGTTTTTGCCCAAAAGGAAGGGCCGAGATATCTCGGCCCTTCCTTTTCATTAGTCCTCGGAGAGTGTTCCGAAGACCGGAACACTTGGAAACAGATCCCTTGGAGGGTCAAACGGCAGCGGAGCCTCTAGTTGACTAGGCTTTCTTACACTAAACTCTTTCACCATATCAATAACAGAACCCTTGGATAGACCCGAAGCTTCCATCACCCAATCTTCAGTTCCAATTAAATTAAGATTCTATAATAAAGCGTTTATTATAGAATCAGATTATACTCCATCATTCAGGGGCAACGTCATCTGTTGTTGGCAGACTCCAAGCCCTGGGATTCTTTCCCGTAATCTTCTTTACAACAAAGAGCTTGTAATCCGGCTCCTTATTTGAAAACTGCTCAGTAATAGCAAGCTGCCAATACTCAGGGATTTCCTTTTGAGCCTGGATTACAAAGTCCTTTCGATTTTCAATGTCCGCAATCTTTGCATAACCAGAAACCCATTCGTGCACCACATCTTGCGCGCGGGCATACTCACGGTCATACTCAGAGAAATTCTCCAAGAGAATAGACGAATGAGGCTCGTAAAGCATTTCTGCCAATTCTTCCTGCATTTCTGCATACCAAGCATCGGCAACGGCTCGACCCCTCAGTCCATGAATGACTCGGTGCATTGCAACATACTGATTTCCTTTTACCTTGATTCGGTGATTCCTTCCTTCGTCAAAAACCGACAAAACCCATCCCTCATCCCGCCAGGGCAAAACCTTGGCAAGTCCAGCCATTCGTTCTGCCAAACCTTCGCCACTATCCGACACAGCTAGGTCATAGTAATGGCTTGAGTCAGCATAGATTACCGAATTGTATTCGGGAATCATAGCGGCATCTATCTCCTCTCCATCACGCATACGCATATTCAAAAGAGTAAGCCTCTCCTTGTCATGCGGAATTACGCTGGGATTTGAAAAGCGACTCTGAGGGTAAGTATATTCAAAGCTCCACGTCACATCATGGTGCATAGAGAGCATTTCTTCAAGATTTCTTTCCCGAATAATCTTCCATGCTCCGTCGATGTATTCGTTCTCAAGGCTTCCGCGTGTGGAAACATGCATGTTTCCGCTCAAGTCGAACCAGACGTTAATCAGGGTTCCGTCCAGCTTGACGAGCGCCAGATTCGGGGCAAAAACTTCACCTGCCCCAGTTTCATGCGGATTGAAAAACTTTCTCATTGGACGACAAACGATTTGACCGTCCTGAAAAACAACCCCGCGAGCCTCCATCGTTACAGGCGTCCACGCGCCCGCAACCGTTGCCTTTTGAGTGTAATTGAAAAGCTCAAAAGGCCCCTTAATAGACCTCTTGAGCATTCCTTCTTCTGCCGCTTCTCTAAAGCCCTGAATATCCATGATAAATTCCTTCCAAAGCTTGAATTTCTCTTTTTCGAGAAAGGTCCCAACCAAGATTCCAACACATCCAAAGCATTGTCTTTGGCTGATGCGGATTCCTATCTCTGCTCATTCCGCTTGTGTGCGCGTCTTTGCCCGCCTTTTCGGCGGCCTTTTCATCAGGAGAAAACATTTTTAACCCTTTCCACAGTGGTAGCACACGCACGACTGATTGTATAAGCGTCCACAGTGGTCACATCTTACAAAAACTTCAAAGACGCTCATGCACACGTCCTCCAAATCTCGCCGCAGAGAGTCCAGCTCGGAAAGGGGCTCTGGCCCGAAGTCAGTTCCATTCTCTCTCCTTCTTACGCCTAGATATAGTGGAGGACCGTTTTACCGTGATTTTTCCTTGTCACTCGCCAGCATCCACCGTACTACCTCGGTCACGGCCTCAAGCGCCTGCTCTTGGGTATCGGGCAACTTGGCGGGTACCGCGACGAGCAGACAGCCACCCTCTGCGAGACTCTGTTCACAGCGACCGCGGTAACCAGTCCCAAATGCCGCATCAGCAAAGAGTCTGTTTGCGGTTCGCATCTTGGCCCCCGTACGCAGCTCCCACGTCGCGTCAGGTGGAACGACGCCTCGGAACACACTGTGTAGGACAAGCATCGGCGCCGACCAACCCTTCGGCCACGGTGTCTCCGCGAACGGCCCTAACTCTAGTAGGTGCGCGAGCAGGCGGGCGATGGTGTCGAGGTCGCGGCAGAGCCATCGGATGACTTCATCAACGCAGGGCTGGAGGGGTGGCAGGTCGCCCCCTAAAGCCGCCCATGCAAGGGCGGCGGCTCGTCGGTTGAGGGCAATCCGCACCCGTGAATGCTCCCAGAGGTTTCCATCGTAGCGGACAGTCATCGCCGCCTTTTCCATACGTTAGCCTTCTTAAACATTACTTCTCCTTAGCCGGCCCTTCTTACGTCTAGATATAGTGGAGGACCGTTTTACCGTAATTTTTTCTCAACTCAGCGGGGCAAAAACTTAACCTCTGCGAAAATCATGCCAGACGCTCGCGCGTATATGTTTAACCACAGAAAGCTATCTGGCATGATTTTCGCAGAGCAAGCCCCACCGCGGGCAAAAACTTTACATTTAGCAGCGGGAATCGAGGGGGCGCGCACGCGCCCCCTCGTCCCTGTTCGGATTACTCGTTGTCCTCGTTGGAACCCTCGTCCTCGTCAGCCTCGTCAGCCTCGGGAGCGGGCGGGGCCAGCTTCAAGCCCGCCGCCTCGACGGCATCCACGGTCGAGCGCAGGAGGCTCGCCACGTCGCCCAGGTCGCCGGCCGGAACCTTCGCAGGCTTCGCACCCTTGCCCGAACGGACCCGGAAGGACACGATGCCGTCCTCCTGCTTCACGGTCTGGCGCAGCGACTCAGCCGCCGACAGACGGGCCTCGGAAGCCTCGGGGATGCCCGAAGCGGCAATCTCCTCCAGGGCGGAAACGTAGTCTCCGAACTCCGAAACGGGCATCGACTGAGCGCCGGAACCCTTCCCGCGGTTGGTCGCGAAGGACACCAGGGCGGTGCCGTTGTCATCGGTCGAAACACTCATGGTCTCTCGGATGGTCTGGAGGGGGCTCTCGGTGTGCTCGGTCTCAAAGATGTTCGTCATGGTCATTCTCTCCAACGGCAATTTTTGAAAGTCGATGCCGCGCCGACATGGTTTGGAGCAAGGTAGCCCGAAAAAACTTCGTGCCTTGTTCGCCCCGGTCTCTTCTCTCGTCTAAATATAGTGCAGGACTGTTTTGCCGTAGTTTTTTTCTAACTCAGCTTTTCCCGCTCTGCTCTTTCCTACGCTTAGATATAGTGGAGGACTGTTCCGCAGTGATTTTTATGTCCAGCTTTTGCCCGAAACGCCAATCATCTTCCGCCAAAAATCATGCCAAGTCAGAAATCCTTTTCCCGCACCGAAAGCTGGCACGGTTTTTCTTGGCATCATTCTTGCAAATACAATTTTCATGCCAAGCTCCAATGTGAATCTTTTGGCCGAAGTACCATGCAAATTACGCTGAGTTGGATTTTCGATTTGCAACCGAAGCAAATTTGGTTCCGTTAAGGTTTTGCCCAGAATTTGTTAGATTTTTGCCCCGCTGAGTTGGAAAAAAATCACGGCTAAACAGTCTTCTACTATATCTAGGCGTAAGAAGGAGAAGAGAAAATGGCGAAGTCAAAATCCGCAGCCCGTCGCCGTAAAGCGCGCCAGGCAAAGCGGGCCGAAAAACTCGCCATGCAAGGCAAGGGTCCCACGGTCAAGACTCGGAACAAAATTGTTCTCGCCATGATTCTCCGAAATGGAGCCGGAAGCCACGGCGACGAAAAGAAGCGTCGAAGCAAAACGGCCTGTAGGAAAAAGGTAAGGGAAGATTAATGAACGTCGTTCTCAGCACTCCTTTGGAGTTTTTTCTTTACGCGGCATTTTCAATCGGAACCTATGAGTTCTTTCGATACCTCGCCCGGCATGTTCGAATTGGATGGAAGAAGTAAAGCGTAATCCTTGGTTGTTAAGAATATATAGTCCAGCCCTTGCGGCTGGCAACTTTATTTTTGTAAAATTTTTGCCCAAAGGCTGGGGCGAACCCCAGGCCCCAGGTTATTCCTCGATTGGAGTGGCGTTCAAAGAGAGGTTCAACAGGGCGCAGCAAATCTCCGCGTCCTTCGGGCAGTCGAAGACCTTGGACAAGGCACCTTCGGGAGTCAGGACGTAATAACCGACTCCACCGGGGCCGCCATCGAAAAGGGAAATTACAGAAAACATTTTCTCTCTCCTTCACCTAGATATAGTGAAAGACTGTTCCGCAGCGATATTTGTGTCTAACTTTTGCCCGAGTGTGCGTGCGTATTTCTCCTGCAAAAATCATGCCAACTTATTTTCTGGATATTGGCACGAATTCTGCATACGCACGTATCTCCGGGGCAAAAAATTGACACTTAAGAGCACAAGAAAGGTGGGAGGCTCCCACCTTTCTTGGTTACTCAGGTCAGCCGTGCAACTGCCCGATTGATTCGCCCCACAGTGCTTTGAAGCAATCGGGCCACCTCTTCCTTTTCATTCTCAGGAATTCCAAGCTCAGTCGCACGCGCGTCCAACGAGTCGATGTAGGCCTGAAATTCAGAAGCCAAAATGACCTGAGGCTTGAACCCCCTGTCTCGATTCAGAGTAAAGGCAACCACAGGTCCCTTTGCAGAGGGGGAAACCCTCATCGTTTGACCGATGACCATGCAAGTCGTTTCTTTCATTTCATTCCCTTCCATTGCCTTCTCGGGCAAAAGTTTTAAAATCCCTTGCTTGAGCAGAAACTTCATGACCGCTCCCAAGTGTACGCGCGTACCTCTCCCATAAGGAGGTCGCGAAATATCCTTACCAGTGCCTTTCGACGTACTTCTTGAAGGCGTAGTATCGCTGCCCCTTGAACTCCTCATAGAAGGGGTCCATCGGGCTGCCTTGAACCCGCTTTGCAAGCTCCGGCCTGCACCGGCACAGCGTGTTGTATGCCGCCTGTCCGGGCCGGAGTTCAGGGTTGCTTTTCAGGAGGACGCTTACTTTACGCCAGTACTGATAGATAGTCATATATACCTCCTTTGTAAATTTCAGTGATTGCAAGTTATTGAGACGCGGGCAAAAGATTCAAAGCCCCTTACTTGAGCAAAAACCTCATAACTGCCCCAGCTTCGTTCGCAGCCTTCCGCACGACTCCCGGCTCCTCCCGCAGCTTCTTCTTCCAATGGGAGAGGTATGCAACGTGGTTATCGAACAGGCCTTCTCGCTCGACGCCGATGTGCTTACACACGAACGCACTTCCCATTTCCGCCACCAGTTCCTCATAGGCATAGTCGGCAGTTCCGAAGGACGTGAAGTTCACGATTCCATCGCGGTTCAGACGGCTCTTTGCTCCGGTCCAATGTGCGTGCTCGTGCAGGTTCGTCGCCCAGTAGTCCGCAGTCTCCTTGAAAGCCCCCGCTTCGGGAAGCTGAATGTAATCCTTTTTCACGCTGTAGAAGGCTTGGCTTCCACCGTGCCGAATGTCTGCGCCCATCTTTGCGACGATTTCTGCCGCCGCCTCAAATCCCACACTCGGGTCCACGTTCCGGGCCTCAGCGGAGGGCAGAGGGTTCTGAGTCTGCTGATTGTTGAAAACGTAGCTGGAGCCCCAGCCGGAAAACGTCTTGTCCGCAGCCTTGACGACCGGGTGGCCCCTCTTGCACTTCTTGCCCCAGCCCACCGGGGCCTGACACTTCGCGCACTTGAATCGCGGGAAATAAATCCCGGTTCCCTTTTCGTCCTTTCGGACGAGGTTCTTGGCCTTCTTCCATTGAGAGGCCCCCGCCCAGCGGTTGTCACCGAACCTCAGACCGCCCATCATCAGGACGAAGTAATTGAATCCGCCGCTGTAGGCGCGATTCGTCGTGGCGTTCGTGGGGATTCCATTGGAGGAATCCCAGGGCATGACCCACTTTCCACCATCCTCGGCATTCTCGATTGCCTCGATGAGAGCTTCCGCGATTTCGACTTCGGTTTCACGAATCGACTTTGCCATCTTCTTTTCTCCTTCTTACACCTAGATATAGTGGAGGACTAATCCGCAGAGATATTTATGTCCAGCTTTTGCCCAAGAAGTTATGTGAGTCTCCCCTACAAGAACCGTGCCAACTTATTTTTCAAGGGCGTATGTGTGCATGAACACTTGGCACAGTCCTTGCAGGCGCAGGGCAAAAGATTGTCTCTGTAAATCTTTTGCCCCGAAGGGCGGACCTTTGCCCGAAAGGTTAATCAACCGTTTCGATTGTGACCTTTACCCTCTTTCCTTGGAGCAAGGCTGTAAGCGCATGGCCGTAATCGTCGGGGTCTCCGAGAAGATACTCCGACCAAGACTGAATCTTTACGAACAGTCCAAGGTCGTCGGAGGCGGGCGCAGGAACATCTACATCAGTCGTAACGGGACCATCACACACGGCGATGTGCGCGCACCCATCATCTTCCTCACTGAAATGCAAGGGCTCTGACGAAAAAAGGGTAATCTTCATTTTTTTCCTTGAAGAAAGCAATATTGAGGTAAGTCAGTGACGTACACCCGGGGAAAGAGGCGGCTGAAAAAACTCCAGCCGCCTCAGCCCTCACCCGTGCGTGTGTCCCTTGTACGAGGGGCAGTGCTCCATCTTTCGATGAGAATCCTTGCCAGCCGGGGGCCGCCCGTGACGAATACGCCACATAGCGACCACACCATCGGACGACTCTCTGCAAGCAAACCCTCCTCGCGGAAGAGGCTTGTCATTCTTGCAATTGAAACAGTCTTTTTGCATCTTCTCTCCTACTTGACCGTGACCTTGCCGCGCACGAACGTTCGCGGGAGGTCGGCGGCAAACCGAGCCTTGAGGGCCTTCATCTCGTTTTCGACGTACATCGCCGTCGTATCGAGTTCGGTCCCGACCTGATTGCCGTCGTTGATTGCCGTGGTCGCAGCCTCCACCACGAGGTCCAGAATCCCCTTGCGCTGGAATCCCGCCCGATGCAAGGCGATGGTCAGGACGGACAGCAGAGGCACCGACACCGTGGGCGTCTTGTCTCCATCATCACCGACCTTGACCGTTCCGCCCGGAACCGTCAGGGAGATTTCCCCCGTCTGGTACTCTCCGGGCGCGAGGTCGGCACGGCGCTCCTTCGCCTCCTTCGCCAACTTGTTTGCGAGCCACGCCACCTGGGCATCCGAAAGTGAATCAAACATTTTCATTTTCTCCGAGGGAGACATTCCCTCTTACGCCTAGATATAGTGGAGGACTGTTCCACAGTGATTTTTATGTCCAGTTTTTGCCCAAAGCCCCGAATCAAATTCCGTGCCAATCCTTTTTAGCATCTCCTTGTAGGAGATCTTCTAATCTGGGCAAAATCTTAACAAAAACAAATCTACTTTGATTGCCCTAATTGGCGCAAATCTTGCAAGGTAAATCTTTTGCCCATCCGAACCTAAAAAAAATTACGGCAAAACAGTCCTCCACTATATCTAGGCGAGAGCAAGAGACAAACGGCAAAGCAAAAGGGACGACGAAGGGCTATCACGATAGGCTGGCAATACTAGTAAGCCAGTCTGCAACGAGTTAGACTCCTCCTGTTCCACATTCAAAAAGCGGCGCTGTCAAGTCAAAGGCTACGAAAGAGCGAGACAAAAGGGATTACAAAAAGCGTGCCAAGGCGCCTGGACTCTGGCACGCAACAAAAGATTCGCTGCTAACGCAGAAACCGCCCCGGGAAGGGGCGGCCTCTTTTGTTCTTTTGTGTCAAGTTTTTGCCCCGATGGTTGAGCTGCAAAAACTATGCCAATCAATTTTTCAAGGATATTAATCAGCCCGAAGCTTTGGCATGAAAAATGCAAGTGCAAAAACTATGCCGAAAAAGATGTTAAACTTTTGCCCGAACAGTAGCAGATGTGACCATATGCACAAAGTGTGCCAGCATGCACAAGCGCGCAGTTGCACCCCGGGCAAAAACTTGACATTACATGCGACCAAATGCCCCGGGGGCTTCCCGGGGCAAAAGGCTTTCGGTTGGCCGCTATTCTTCGCGGTCGAAGTCTACATCGACCGCGTAATAGCCGTTGCTTTCTCCGTACCAACGAATGGTCACGTCCCCGCGCGTGGTCCGAATCGTGTAGAAGGTCCACACGCACAAGAAATCCTCATAGGTTTCCGCCTCGGGGTCGTCCGGGTTGAGTCCGCTTGAGCGTGCCTCCGCGACGACGACTTGCCCGCCGATGAGGCTGGAGAGGTCTCCGTTCACGTCCTCGATGTACACGTCCTCGCAGCAATCCTGCCAGTGCTGCATCACCCAGGTTCCACGGTCGGTCACGAAGGAGATAACATTCTTTCCGTGATTCACGTCAAGAATCGTCGTCCCGATGAAGTCAGAGTAAGGGCTCGTCGGCATTTCATTTCTCCTGGGGCAAAAGTATTGCAAGTCTCAGCTTCAGCTTGCACCCACAAAGCCCCCTTGGCCGAAGCCAAGGGGGCAGGGGGGCGAGGGCTACTCGCCCAGCAGGGCAGCGATGACGTCCGCCTTCCGGGCGCGGGAGGGGACCGCGATGCCCGACCGCTGGGCCGCCTCGCGGAGCTTCGGCACCGTCAGCTTGCCCAGGTCCACGGCGGTCGGGCGGGAGGCCCACGCCTGCCCCATCCCGCGACGGTACTTGCCCGCCTGCCGTCCGGTGGTGGGGATGCCGGCCCGCTCGCAGGCGAGGCCGAAGGAGAAGTCGTTGGAGGCGAAAACGTTGTTGCTGATGCGGTCGGACATGGTAAGAAACCTCTTTTGTGGTAGTCGGGGTCATTCCCTCTTACGCTTAGATATAGTGGAGGACTGTTTTATCGTAATTTTTTCTGTGCAGTTTTTGCCCGAAGTCACTAGCCTCACGCACTTATGCACGATTTGTGCCAGTCCAAAGCAACCGAAAACAAATTTGGAAGTGTAAATCTTTTGCCCAGAAATATCTTATCAAGAAGCGAAAAGACTTCCGGCACAGACTTTGCACTTGCAAGTCTCGTGCCAACGCACACGCATATACTCTGTAAATTTTTTGCCCAGGCGGATGCAAGAAATTTGCGCAGGATCCAGACTTGGCACGAGCCTTGCAGCTTCCGCCCCCCGGGTCCCGGGCAAAAACTTGACATTTAAAAGCGGCAAATCCCCCGGTCCTTTCGGACCGGGGGATTTCAAGGGGAGATTCCCTAGGGGGAGGGAACCCGCTCCACCTTCGCGAAGATGCGGAAATCCCGGAAGGAGACCTGCGAGTCTTCGGCCTTGCAGTAGTTTTCCCACGCCATCTTTATGGCGGAATCCATCGTCCACGCCACAAGGTATTCGTGTCCCCATCCGGCCTCAACCCTGTAGGTTGCGAACTTCGCCCTCGACTCCTCGGCGGGCGGCGGGGCCAGCATGGCGTCAACCGCATCCTTGGCTTCCCGCAGCGTTGTCTCGGGCTTCGCATCGCGGTAAGCCTTGATCAGCTGAATCTTGGAGACTTCCGGCTGACCCTCGTAGGTGCCCTTCGGAAACAGCTTCTTTGCGAATTCGACGTAAAGCGCCTTTCGCAGCGCCTCATAGGGATTGTCCATTTTCAAGAAACCTCTTTTGTGGTAGTCGGGGTCATTCCCTCTTACGCTTAGATATAGTGGAAGACTGTTCCGCAGAGATATTTATGTCCAGCTTTTGCCCAAGCGCGTGTGTGCGTCCGATGCACGAAGCGTGCCACCTATTCTTTTTCTTTTGAAAACTTTATTTCACCTTGGCACGCGCTGTGCATATGCAAGTTACATGCCCATACGTGCCAGCCTAGAAATGCAAATCTTTTGCCCAAGTGTGCCAGCCGTAGGATCGTCTGCATAAAGTGTGCCAAAGCATGTACATAAACTGGCACCATACGTGCATGTGCAAGAAATGTGCCAGTTTATTTCAAGGCAAAAAAAAGAGCTTCGGAAAGTTTAATTTATTCCCTAGGGAACAAAAAAAACAAATCTGCGAAATTTGAGCGTATGCACACATCATGCCAAATTGGCATGAAAATCTTTTGCCCAGAGGCCCTGGCACGAAAGAGAAGACTTTACTGCGAAAAGTTGGCACACTCCTTGCGTACACTCGCACGCAGCCGGGCAAAAAATTGACACGAAAAAGCCCCGGAGCCGAAAGGCTCCGGGGCTCCTCGGGGGTGCCCGACTTGCCCTTACCAGGGGCGATCGGTGTCCAGGCTGGCCCGGAAGGGGGTCCAGTCCGCGTCCGCGAACAGGTGGCCCGCGTCCTTCGCGACCCGGCTCCATTCGATGCGGAGGCGGGTGTACTCGTAGACCCGCTCCCCGACCTTCCGGTTGTCCTGCCGGACGAACCAGTGGTGACCCTCGGTGCCCTCGCGGATGACCCGCGAGGCGTCCACGCGCCGCATGAGGAGGGTTCCGGCCTCCTCGCGGAGCAGGAAGACCCAGAGGGCGCGGCCCGCCTCGGCGTGGTCGATAACTACCTCGTCGTACATCGTCAGGTCGCGGTTGCCGTAGCCGTTGCCCTTGCTGCCCTTGAGGGACACGGGCACCATTTCCACGATGGTTCCGCAGGGGGACTTCCAGGGCAGCACCATGTCGAACACGCCGTGCCCGCGGCCCTTCTGGAGCGGCCGGCCCAAGCGGTCGACCCCACCCTTCTTGCAGATGCCGTCCTTCGCGGGCGGCAGGCGGTCGGCGCTGTCACCCATCCACAACCGGATGGCCCCGTGGGCGTCGCGCGGGTCGAGGGCTGCGCCGTTGGTCTGCTCGAAAGCAATGCAGGAAGCCTCGGTCTCAAATGCGTTCTTCGCCATTGTCTCAGCCTTTCTTGCGGGGAGTCAGTGTTTCTTTTGCCCCGCTTGCACTTAGATATAGAGTAGGACTGTTTTATCGTAACTTTTTTGCACCCGGAGAATCGTGCCAACGTATCGGGCAATCGCAGAAATATATATTTATATGTTACCCTGGGAGCCTTGCGTGTTGGCACGCGGCGTGCCACCGCGAAAGCAGTTTTTAGCTTAAAAACAATGGTTGCGGATTGCTGCGGATTGCTGCGGTTATATACAGAGCCACCGTGATAACTGTTTTTCGCTTAAAAACAATGGTTGTGGATTGCTGCGGATTGCCGTGGTTATATGCAGAGCTACCGCGAAAGCAGTTTCTGGCTTAAAGAAGATATCTTTTTGTTTTCTATGTGTATGTAAACTTAAGAGAGAGAGAGAGGGAGAGAGCAGTTTCTTTATCTAGTAGGTTATTTTATTTAACCTTAGGTATAGCTTATTCTGGAGGGTCTTTTCTAAACCAAGTACTCAAATATATCTTATCAAAGAACACACCCGAAAACAAAAGGATTCTTTCGCTTGATTTTGCCTGCTTTGGGTCGGGAAGATCTTCGGAGTATTCTTCGTAAAAATTTTGGGAGGGATTTTCCTTTGGTTTTCATCTGCTTTGACTCTTCTTAGAAAAATCTTTGTTTCTGCTTCGGGGGAATTGGAAAACTTTTGTTAGATTTCTCTTTGACTTTTGTGGGGGAATTGGTGCTTTTTCTTTTGGAATTGGGCTTTTTCTTTTTTGCGTATAAATTATATGCCTTGGGTTGTGGGTTTGCCCCAAAAAGAAAAGGCCCCTGAGGGGCCTTTTTGCTTTGGATTTATTTTATTTTATTTCCTTGTTTATTCTTGGCCGTCCAGAACTTTTAGGATTTTTTCTGTTAAAGGGGTGAACTCATCTTTTAATAGGACGCTGAGAAGCCGCTGCTTGAGATCTGCGGCGCCTTTGCCCGTAACTGGACCTCCACCTACAATAAGGTCTGAAAGCAGCTCAGCGTCGGCCTCAGAGCCCATGAGGCGTTCTACTTGATCTTGGTCTTCATAGTCGAAGTATTCTTCGGACTGTGGATCAGTATCAAATGACCCAAAGTCTTCGGCCATTTTTGTTATGATTACATCCAGAGCATCTGCTTCTTTTTGAAATCCCTTTTCATCTAGGGAGGTAGCAACACTAATTAATTCTTTTAACATTTTATTTTCTATCCTTTAATTTTTCTAATTTTTCTGAGAGCTCTTCTTTGTCACTTGCAATTGAATATCCTGTCAAAAAGCATATGACTGAAAGCATATTTATAACTGCGATATCATACTGCTGAAAAGCTATGCTAAAAAGAAACAAGCCAACATTAAGACCCGCAAGTATTAACCATAAATTTTTGAAGAACTCTTTCATTTATATTTCTGTTAACTGCCAAAGATTAAGGATAAACTTATCCTACTTAAATCCTCAAGAGCCATTTTCTGTTTCTTCAATTTGATGATCATTATCATCAATGAATGTTTCCTCTAATACCGTTGCAAGCCCTGAGTTCATAGCAACCTTTACAGTCATGTCGATTATGTTTGCTTCGGCAGTTAAGCCTGCCCTGTCAAGCTTATCAGATAGTAGAATCAGTCTTTTCTTTAAATCCATGTTATCCTCGTTCTTTTATAGCTTTATTAATAGCTCTCCAGTCTAATGCATAATGTGGAGTCACCCATATCATATCCTCCATGAGAGCTGGAAGTCCGGCAAACTGCCCTATGCTAACGCCATATAGTATTCCTATAAAATTACCAGAATGATCAAAAACATTTGATCCAGACGAACCCATCCAAGCTGCAGAGTGCATATACAGAACTTCTCCTCGGAAGCCTGCGGCTTTTCCGCGAGTTGTTAATAGCGGAAGGCTGGAAGGATATCCTGAAAAAATTAAGCCTCGATCAATATTTTTTCTAATATCATAAGGAGGAAGCTTCAGCCATAGTGGTCTAGTTTTTGAAAATTCGGTTGTTGAGATAACGGCGAAATCATGCTTTGAATCTGTATAGATTAGACTTCCGAATCTTTCTTCGCCCCATTTGTCCACAAGAACATAGAGGCCTTCTTCCTCTACAACATGGCCTGCAGTAAGCACAATAAACTTATCTTTATAATAATACAGGGAGCCTGAGCCATGCCCTCCAGACGGGGTAAATATTTTTATTGTAGCCCTTCTCGTATTAGCCTCTTCTATATTTAAGGATGCCTTTTCTGCCTTGTAAGTATATTCGGGATTATCCTCTGGAATAAAAGGCCTATTACACCTGCCTATGCCCAAGACGAGAGCTGCCCCGACCACAAAAGAGATAACAGCTATAACTATATTTTTTCTCATTTAATATTCCTTCTTTTATCCCGTAAGTTTCATTGCGAATGCAATGATGGCCATTATAAATTGCACTGCGATAAAGATTCCAGTGGCCTTAATTCTAAAGGCATTTAGGTCATCAACTTTTTTTACAAGCTCTTTCATTTGGGTAGGGGAGCTTACTTCATTGACTTTATTTTTCCACTCTTTTATCTCATCAACCTTTGACTCATTAGACTGAAGCCTTGAAACGCCATCTCTCAGAGCCTGTAGCTCATTCTGCAGGCTTCCTATTCCGCTGCCTAGTGTTTCCAATTCTTTTAGAACTAGCTTGGAGTATTCACTCCAATTATTTTGATTATCATCAGGCATGATAAACCTCCCTATTCATTTAATATAGAAGAAACTTTTTCATCGCCTATAATAGAAGAAACTTGCTTAAGGCTATCCAGCGCACTTTCGATACAATCTTTAGGGCAGGAATCCGCTGCTGACAAGCATCTTATCGCTTTGGCAACCTGTCTTACAACTGGAGCCAAAGAATCTGCATTCTTTCTGATGAGGGCGTCTTCGGCTACAAGTATTTCGTGAAGTTCTTTTATTTTTTTCAAACTACTGTTATCCACTATAAACTCCTTTATGAATTATGTGTACATTATTGTTCATTATAACTGACGAACCTAATTGCATTCGTTGTATCTTGAGTAAGATATTTCGATCTGACTGCCCTCGGAAGGAGGGGTACTGAATATGACAGAATTCGTAGATTCTTCAAAGGTCCAATTATAATCTAAAACGCCATCAATGTATGCTTCAATCGAAGCCTCTACAGGCGTATTGGATAGAGGGAAACTATTCGAAAGTATAGAGCTTCTTGCTAATGCATCCATTTGGATTCCCCAATCAGATGTGCATATTGATAAAAATGTGCCACTTAAATTGTTTACTAGATCATAATAACCATCACCAAATTCTGCTCCGCCATTTGCTGTACATCCATTCGGAAAGTCTCCAGCTACAGCATGTGCAGTGACCATCGACAAAGAGCCCTTTAAAGATAACAGATGATTTGCAGCCTGAGAAGTGGTAACTATCGATCCAGAGTGATCAGGCTCGTCTGAGAGGTATATAACAACGAGCCTTGCGTCTACTCTCAAAAATGAACCGCCTACACCCGCCCACTCTCCTGGCTGTGTTGCTAAGTACGTCTGCAAAATCCCCTGTTCATGGCTCGAACCAGATATTGAAATTATATCAATTATATCATTGACCTCTGCAATTGGGTCTGCAGACAGGTTTGAGACTATAGAATTCAAAGATAGAGTTGAGCTATCAGTTGTAATAAAACCAATCTGGTAGTCAATTCCTGCTCCATAGAATGCGTTGATAAAAGAATTAAAGTTATCTTTAAAATTAATTTGATTTGATTGCATAGAGCAAGAATTATCAATTACAAACATAATATCAACATCAGATGTTCCGTCTTGAGAAAAGGTTTCCGTTACAAATTCCTCATAGACTCCAGATCCTGTCTGCCCGGCTATCGCTTCAGGCCTAGCCAGATCATTAGAGTACACCTTGAGAAATCCATTATCGCTTAAAGTATCCTCTGGGATATAAGATATTGGAACTGCTATGTGATCTCCGGGAGCTATAGTCCACGGAAAGTTTCCGCCTATATTATAAAAGCTTTCAGGATAAAAGTCAGAAGGAACATTCGAAGTATAAAGGATGTTGTCTATAATTAAATCTAGACTCCCAACATTACTTATCATAATGACTTTTTCACTTTCACATCCTACACTTGTTTCTGGAAATTGATATTCCCATGGACTGATATCTATAACGGGAGAGTTTCCTCGGCCTGATATTAGAATCTGGATTAAAGCTTCATCGAAATCATTCGACAAGATATTTATAACATTGTTATTTTCTTCGTATGTAATAGGATTGTAAATTACATAAAAATCAGCACTTTCGTCCGGATATATAATATCTATTTCTGAATCTAATAAAAATGTTCCGTTACTATTGGACAACCTTATATCAAAAACAGAGAGTGGCGCATCGCCTATATTGGATATCGTAAATGTCTCAATAGAATTCTCTCCGACAGATATTTCGTCAAAGAAGTATTCTAGTGGAGTTACTTCTATTTCGGGCTTTGGAACTTCCGGAATTTGATAAATAAAGGTTTCACTGCAGCCCAAAAGGCCAAGTATGGCTGTCATTATGAAGATAATCTTTTGCATATTCCCTCTCAAATATAAATATTTTTGAATCGAGTTCTGCCTTTGCAACGGGATTTATATCATATAAATATATATTTATTAAGTGATTTAATTTTTAATCACTTGCAAACTATTAATTTTGAATCATTTTTAATATTAAATATTCAAGAGAATGATATTAGAGATTTTTTACTAATATTGTGCAAATATCTAGAGGAAGAATAGGATATGCCAGAATCGATAAACAGACTTTTAGCAGATGGAGCACAAACTGCGACTGTAGAATTTGTTAGCACAGGAACAATAGGAGGAGAGTCTGGAGACATCCTAGATACCTCAACTCTCTCAGGCTCATCTGATACTGACTCTGTTCACAATGTTAGAATAAGCAAGATCATAGCGTCTGTGTCTGGAGAAGAGGAAGGTGTAAATCTGATTTGGAGCGGATCAGAAGATGTATTTATGACTCTTGGGCGCGGGGTAAGCACGGTAGAGATAAATTGCGAAGTAACCTCTGGGTTTACAGGAACAATAAGATATGATGCTCCAGGAAACACTCCCTTTACACTAAGGCTTTATCTAGAAAAGCTTACCGGCTTTCCTAAAAGTATGGCAAAGATAAACACACACATCTAGGCATTAAGGACTCCAGTAGTTCCTCCGGGCCTCAGAGATTTTACTGTTGCATGAAAGTGATTGCCTTCATCAAGTATGTTTACCTCAGCAAAGCTCTGTGACTTACGAAGAATTTCTCTAACCTTTTCATCTCGCGGAATAATATCGACAGATTTTCCACTAAGATGCCCTACTTTTGGCCAAGTTCTCTTTATAACTCTAGCTGCCTGCTTCCTCTTTGACTCTTGATCCTTTTTGCTAGCAAAAATTTCAATAATCTCACTTACACTCGGATATCTTCTGTATAGCTTCTTTAGATAATTCGCTGCCCTACGGCTTCCGGCCCCTCTAGCGTTATAGTTCTTTAGCATCACTCTGGCTTGGTCATAAGAGCTTCTGTAAAGAGACGTTATTGTAATCTTTTTACCCTCTTCTTTTGCAAGACTATTTAGAATATGCAGAAACTTAATAGTTTCTTCCTTTACTCCAGTGAGACCGCCTGGGTTTCTGAAGTTTAAAAAGGATAGGTCTTTTCCAAAGCCTTTTTCAACAGACTTAAGGGTTGGAGTCTGATGCTCTACTTCAGGCCCTGCTTTGGAGCCCGCCTCAGGCTGCCTGCTGGCCTTTAGACTTGACTTCTTAAGTTTCATATAAAGAGCGTAATCAACGTTGCCAGTTGCAGGCAGCCCTGCGGCGATTTGAGCCTTTTTTACTGCAGCCTCTGTCTCGCTTCCATAAACACCAGCCGCATAGCCAGCAGAAAGAAACCCTAACGCCTCTAGTTTTCTCTGAAGAAGCTTTACATCCCCAGAGAAACTATGCCCCTTTGAAATTACATTTTTATTGTCCAACAAATAATCATTGAGCTCTTCTGGAGAAGAGCGCTTCTGATGATAGTCAGACAGATAAGAGTAGACGTCCTGAAGAGCCTTATCGATAGCTAGCTGATTTTCTGAATATATATTTGAATCTATTTTTGATAAAATATTTTGGGAATAGGTCTGCTCTGTACTACTTCGTTTCCATTTTGGGGGAAAGATATCTTTCAAAATTCTTCTATAATTCGGAGTGCCTATTATCTTTCTTATCCTAATCGCATTATCTATGGCGGAATCCATAGAGGCGGCTGCGACCTTTATCGTAAGAGACTTATAATTAGTACCAAGTGATTTCTTATTATTATTCGAAGAAAAGTCATACCCCATATCCTTTAATCTCTTTTTAACATATGGGCGCGGCTCCGTGGCCTTGAGAAGACTTTTTCTAGCATTCTCAGAGGGAAGATCCCTTAGGGACGTGACTCCGAGGTCCGCCATCATAGTTCTTAGATACTTCTTTCTTTCGGATTGACTTATTTCTTTTTTAATCTTCTTCCTGCTCATCTAAGTCTTCCTTCCATTGTATAGACCCATCTCTTTACTTTTCCATAAAGCCTATAGTAATTTCGGTCTTGCGTTCTCTCATAACTATCAAGCAAATCTTTTATTTCAAACCGAAGCTTTGCTAGAGTTCTAGCCTGAATTTTCTTGTTTTTCATCGTTGAAACCTTATTCCACTCAGACTCCAGTGAGGCCAAGAAAATTTTGAGATCTCTTTCGGTTTTCAGATCTTTGCTCTTCATGTCTACTATGCTACAATATTTCAGGTTATTAATATAACTTTATATATAGAATAGGGAGGTTTCTTTTTAAATATGCTAGAAGATAATTCTATTAGGATTTTTAGCGGTGAAGAGATTTCATATGCAGATTTCTTGGACAAAGTGAGAGAATTAAAAGACAAGGGATTGAGAGTATATATAGGAACAGACTCTCAGGCTATCAAGGGAAAGATTTCTATAGTAACCTCTATTTGTTTTTACAAGCGCGGCATTACAAAGAATCAGATCTTCTATATAAAAAGAAAACTAGGGGCGAAAAGATATCCGACGCTAAGATCCAGAATGCTCTTGGAAGCTCACTCAAGCCTTGAGGCCGCCCTTGAATTAGATCCTTTGATTGATGAGGTTCTAACAGTTCATCTAGATATAGGAACTGATATTCGTAATAATAAAACTGCTAAATTTAGCAAAGAATTAAAGATAATCTTTGAGGCACAAGGGTTTGGCTGTGAATTAAAGCCAAATAGCTGGGCTAGCAGTTGTGTGGCAGACCGCTATACAAGAAGCTAGATGTTAATCGTATCAACAAAATATCCTATTTCAATTTTGTAAATATTCAAGGCTCCAGTTACGCCCCATTGAGGCAGAAATCTTGCATACATTGTGCTGCTCTCAGAGTTGAGAGAAATGGTCGGTATAGTAAATGATTGCGTGCCTCGGCCAGTTGAAATTCCCGTTTTAGAAACCGACGCCACACTATTATAGCTGGCTCCAAAGCCAGTTGACTCAAATATATCTACACTTATATCTCTTGTGCCAACAGTCGTCGCTTCAAATTCCACATCTAAACGAATTCTATATATCGTTACACCATGAGGAAGCACTTCGCCTAGGTCTAGGACAAAATAGTTCGATTGAGAAGCGAATGGTATTTCTAAATATGGGTCACCCGATCCATCAGTCTTATCGCTTGTTACAACTGTGCTCAATTGAGACTTAAGCTTGGTTCCCAGTAAGTTTATGTGCCTTGTCTTAAGGGGAGAGTATATGAAATCTCCATTTATAACCATATCTCCGTTAGCAATAGTTATATCTCCATCTGTACAATCAATTGGAACATTAGATGTAACCTGAGATGTCGTTATCTCCAGATTAGTCGAAGAGGCCAGAATGTCACCAGAAGATGCCGTAAAACCAATATCTCCGGATACAGATAACAAATTTACATTTCCAGACAAAGACTGCATTGTTGCGGTTGTATTTGCAGTTATGACAACATTTGCTAAATTAGAAGTAAGATTGGCGCTGCCGCTTCCAGATTGAATGACAATTGTATCATCAGATCTTACTGTTAGGTTGTTATTTGCTTCTAAGATTAAATCATTTTCCGTGTTTATAAGATAATCTCCTGCTGCAGCAGGAGATGTTGCTGTGGCAGCGCCAATTCTTACGGTATGTTGGTCTGAATATTTATCAAATGACATTTTTGCTTACCCGCCCAAAGGCTTCCTGCTCATTCTCTTCTTAAGCTTTTTGAATTTTCTTTTATATATGTCCTGCTTAAGCCTGCTTACTTTATCCAAAAGGGTTATTCCGTCTAAATGCTCCATTTCATGCTGAATAACGACAGCCTCTTCATCCGAATAGGCTTCTTCAAGTTCATTTCCAAATGTATCTTGAAACTTAACGGTAATAGTCTTATGCCTTGTAGCTCCAAAACGATACAAGGGAAGAGAGAGGCAACCTTCTTGGGTTGCAACCATTTCTTCTGATGAATCGATAATCTCTGGGTTGACCATCACAATTTCATTGCCTTTAATATTTGCAACAAACATTCTTTTAAGAAGACCAACCTGAACTGCGGCCAGCCCTGCGCCACTTAAGCTGGCCATTGTTATCTGCATAAGTTTGGTAAAATTATCCAAAGCCTCACCAAATTCATGGTCTTCTACTGGGGCGCTTTTTGTTTTCAAGGTAGAATGCGGTCCATAAACAATGTTTAATAACTTAGGAGGCGATATCTGTTCATTGCTCTCAACATTTGTACTTGGTTTATTCATGTTTACTGTTCATCTCCCCTATATTTTATAGATTCATTTATACTGCTAATGATGTCAGAAGTTATTTCTTTACATAAAAATGGAAAAAAGGCGTGAAGCATGCAGCAGGCTCCTGCTAGGAAAAGGTTTAAGCTATAGCTTATAGCATACACCATATGCTTAAAATAAGATTCGTCAATATCTTCAAGATGTTCCTTAAAGAATTTCATTGAGAATTTTCGTTTTTTTTCATTCTATTATCTCCCCCGTATTCACAAGCCCCAATTTTGCAAGTCTTTTCTTTGCAGCTCTACTATTTGTTTTCTCCCAAAAGTTATAAAGCTTTATAACATCATTCTTTATTGAGAGGATATTAATCCCATGTATCGCATCAATGCATATATCATAATTCGCTGATAAATTATCATAAATTTTATTTTTCGAATATATATATGTCTCTTTATATCCTAAAATTCCCATATTTCTATAATATTCAGCCCCTACGCTACGATTAAGGCTTTCTGGGAATAGTCCTGCTCTGACTATGGTTGCGTCTCCTAGTTTTTTGTAAAAATTTATTTTTTGAAAATTATATTTTTTACTTTTTGCAACCAGATATGTCTCTGACAAAGTAGTCAGTTCATCAAAAGGAAGACAGAGCTTCACTGAGAGCAGAAGCTCTAAGATATAATGCCTTATTTCAATAGGAAGAGACAGTTCTTGTTCTTGAATGGAGTTTTCTAGAGATAAGAAAAGAAATTCTTTTAGATTTGAGCCGACAGAGAGCTTCATAACTCAACAGCCCTACTCGTTGACCTCTGGATAGTCGAATTTAGCCTCTTTTCCATTCCAATATCCTATTCGCGCCATAAGCGTTGGTCCACTAATTTCTTTGAAATTATTTTCCAAAAGCTTATTCGAATAAACTGGACTTACACCTTCTGCTGTAGAGACAGTAATATGCGGAATGTTTGCAGCGACAGGAATATGCGTAGATATTGCTACGGCCTGACCTTGCTCATCTTCTCCAAACCCTACAATCGAAAGGCCTACTTCTTCTCCGATAGATAGGGCTAAAACTTCTTCCATTGAAGGCTTAAGCTTAATTGTCATATGGTGCATAAAAGATTTTGAGTGCAAAGGTTTTCTTACGTTTGATTCCCACCAATTTTTCAAATCATTTTGACCTTCATTTGTTAGAAAAGCAGCAATATAAATAGGCTTCCTGTTCTTTTTCGAAGAAACCTTCTCGATCAGACGCTCGATTCTTTCGGCCATTTCTTCTTCAACAGATTCTTTTCTCATGAAATCTTTTACTTCATTAAGTGATTTTATCATTACGGTTTAGCCTCAATGCTTACTAGATTTAGAGTTACTTTGTCTTCAAATTCGAAATAGTTTTCTCTCAAAATCTTGCGGATGCCATTTATATATCTTTTATTGTCATCGTAAAATGTTATACTTGTGATTTTAGGCTGCTTTGCGAGCTCACCTATTACATAGCCTTTGTATTCGCTACCAGACATGCCAGCAGGTCTTGTAAAAACTTTTAGCGGAGCAGGAAGCCCCAGAGAGGCTAATCTGCTTATAACTCCTTCTGACATCCCCTGCGCGGCCTCTCTTGCAGTTAGGACATAAGAGTTCGCAGCGTGCTCTCTATAGATGGGGATAATCTCATCATTTGGAATCGTTCCAAGTGTTTCTGGTATTTTGTAGAAATTCGGATCACCAGTAATTACAACTGCATTAGGATAATACTTTGCTCGCATATCAAAAAGTTTTTGGTTTTTTGATGAAAATAGTTCCTTATAATCATTAATAGAGACCTCGCTTCCATTGCCTGCGGTAAGTACAAATATTGTTTGGTTTTTTTTGCCTAATACAGGGATGTCGACAATCTTCTTTCGCAAAGAAAATGGAAGAAATGCCCTTGCTCTTTCTAGCAAAGACTCGTTAATGGTACCATCTTTATTTTTTCGCACGTAATTTTCTGGAGTTGAATTAATCTTATTTATAAGGCTGATTGCCTTTCCGAATATCATTGGATACTCTTCTGATACACTTACTGCAACATTCTCTTCGCTTAAAGCAACATGGTCTGCCCAATCAGGAGTCCAGAACAAGGTGTCGTCCATATCAAAGACATAAATATCTCCACTGCCCTGCGGAATCATTCTACTTAACTCCTCTTCATAGTTAGTTCCCGAAGTCTTTAAAAGAAGAGTTGAATTTGCGTATTGTTCCTGCTTTATGTTGTATAGATAGCCTGCCAACTTATCCAGCCTTACATCTACAAAGCCGCCTCTTATGGCCGGATTCAAATCTATCTTTTTCATAACTGCGTCCTCTACCTCTTTTCTGAGGGCCTCCGGAGAGAAGGCTACTTCTGGTTTGTTCAGAAGAACCCTCTTTGCCTCCGGTTGATAATAATTTGCATTAAATTCTGCTCTAGATAAGTCTGGACTTAACTCTTTTGCGGAGTTATAAAGCGTCATAAAAAATGACTTATCTTTAATCAAGTTTCCAGGGCTCTTCAGTCCTCGCAAATATTCGTACTGATCAAATTTTGGTAGGCCTTTGATATTTGTTCTAAACATAAACCGCTCTTCTTCCGGTAAAAAAGAAATCTTATCACCAACGGGCAGACCGTAATCCAAGAGGTCAAATAAGAAGTTTAAATCTTTTTTATCATGGATCCAGCTCATAATCGAAGCTCTAAACGCTTCATTTTCATCTAAGAGCTGAACTATTTCCTCAAGGATTAGATTACTCTTCATCTCTTCGAGGGCATCTAGATATCTGTCTTGATTTAAGATGGTATTCTTCAGCAAGTCGGCCAAGACGTTAGGTTCTGCGTTTCTTATGTATTCTGGATTAGATCGGAGAGCTTCTGTTACTCTAGGTGCAACATCGAATCCATATTTAAACTGAAACTTCATTACTCGCATCATTCGAGTAGAGTCATCTTTAAAGGTTTGCTTGGGATCCAATGGCGTATCCAAAACATTATTCTCTAGATCTCTGAGTCCAACTCCAAGAGGATCTATTACGATTTCTTTGCTCGGGCCCTTTTCCTTTAGATCCGAAAACTTCCACAACAAAGTGTTTACAGTAAACTCTCGCCTTAGCGAATCTTCTTCTATTGTAGCTTTCTCTACATGATCAGGCTTAAAGCCTCCCGGCTTATACGTTTCCGTTCTAGCATAAGCAATTTCGATATCCTCGCCTTTAAGATTTACTCCGTCTATAAACCAATCGCCTTTAACATGAACAAGTTCTACTCCAAAGTTATTCGGAGGACTTCTCTCTACACAGCCTTCTTTTGGAGAATTTTTCACGATTAAATCAGCAAGCCACTTTGCATCTCGCCTTTTTCCGTCAACACTCAAATTCACTGCGTCAATAACTATATCTATATCCTTAACAGGCTTATTGATTAAGTAGTTTCTAACTGCTCCTCCGACGACATAAATATGATCCGCGATCTTTACGCTCTTGCCACTTGGCGAAACAAAGCTTCCGAAGTCTTCCGTCAGCTTTGAAAGAAAGCCAAGAAGAGCGTACGCTCTTCTCTCTTCTGAGTTTTCAGATGAAATTTTAAACATGATATTCCTTTGCGATTTATAACAAAATATTAATATCTTTTAAAAATAATTGATTTTGCCAAATCAGCTGCGTCTTGCATTATATCCATCTGGCTGTTAACAGCTCCAGCATCTTGAAAAAAGCCATGCTCAAAAATCATCAAGGTCGCCGGCAAAGCGTCCGGATCTTTTTCATGCGGACCATATTCTGTTGCAATAGAATTATTGCAAAGCTGACAGGGGCTCAAAATCCTAACCTGATTAGGCCTCAGAAAACCGCTTGTGCCATTAAAAGAGAGCCTAATGCGCGACAGACAGACAAGGGCTGCATGGCGATTGCAGACAGATATTCTGGCCATTTTACTATTCTTCCATTTTCGCTAAGGCAACAGTAATTAGCCCTAGCAATAGTGGGGCAGTTTTTCGAGGAACCCTATGAAAAGGGATGACACCAGATTCTATTAGTCTCAGTGTCTTCTGAATCTCTTCTAGCAAAGGCTTGGCTATATTGAGCTTTCCTTGAAGCTTGTCCAGCCTCCCAGAGAGGCCCTGGCTGACAAGGCGTGTTGAGTATGATCCAGAACAACATTTTGACGGATGAATCCAATGCTTAGAACACATTAAGCCGCTTTCATTGAAGTCAAACAAGCGCTCTACCTCATCTCTTAGCAACGCCGGGCACTCTGTTTCCTCGCAAAGGTCAGATAAATTACAGTGAATGCAAACTTGATCATGAAATTCATGATTAAATCTAACTACATCTAAGCCCTCATCGTCACCATTTTCTAGGTCGGAATCATCCAAGGCGGTGCAAGAGCAAGAGCTTACATGTGGAGCGTTAATAGCATTGCAGCGAGAACACTCCCAGGCCATAGGAGGCTTTTCCTTCTTTGGATATGAATTTCGAAGAAATTCCATTAACTGCACATCCAACTTGTTGCCTCTGCAGAGGCAGCTATATTGACGTGGTGGGGGAGTAATTCCATACCATATAGCGAAATCATATATAGGCGCCCCGCATATGTTGCAGGCATCAACGATTACTCTCTCTCCCCCATATAGATCACTCATATCCTCTCCTCTGGGCTTAGCCCTTTTTGATTACTGCCGCCCTAGAGCGAAGCCAATCGATCATTGCATTTATCCCGGCTCCATCTTTCATGGGCTCGGCATCTTTAGCGGCTTCCATCAATGCTTCTGCCTTAATGTCATTTTCACTTCGCTCAAGAAAAGGTGCCCAAGAAGAGGCCGCTAGTGCGCCATTTAAAAGATTGCAGATCCCGTACATACCTTCAGACTCTTTTGGGCCTATCTCTTCTGCTATTTCGTTAATGCGATCGCACAGGTAGGAATGTGAAGCACGAAGATCTTTTAACTCAAGACGCAAACGCCTTACCTCATCTTTTTCAAAGTCATGCCTTGGCCCTCCCATGAGAGTTCCAGTTGGAAACTCTTCTTCCGGCCTATTGCTTTCCAGATATTCTTTCATAAGACTATATTGATCTTTATCGTTCATTTGATAATCCTCCAGTCTGCAAACTGAGATCTTTGACTAGCTCTGGAACTTTGGAGAGAGGAGGGCTCTCGGATATGCCTCTATCATCTTGCGTAAAAATAGCTACGCCAAGATAAGACGATGTTTTCTCAAGAAGGCCTCTGTAATAATCTCTATTTCTGGACTCTTGCCTCGCAGTCTCCATCCATGCGTCCCGCTCTTCTTTTAGAGACTCAACCTTATTTAAAAGAGCAGCAATTATATCAGGACCTTCATCTGCAAGGCGTTCCGCTACCCGCTCCCATTTACTAGAGTTCAGCTCCGATAGCAAATTATAAATTTCATCTATTTCCTTTTGTCCGAATGTCATCTCTCTTCCTTTTTTATGAGGAATTCAGACTTCTTATATATCCAATCAGCTACTTCCGCTGATGGCCATAGGTAGTGATCTGTCTTGAATCTAGAGGCAATTTCTTTCAGCGCTTCTGCACAGGCTCTTGCCGTTTACTCCTTAAGGTTGTCCCCATGCTCCTCTCTTTTTCTATCCAGAAGAAGATTGATCCGCTGCTTAAGAGAGAATCCCATTGGAGTTCCCTCGTCATCTTGATGCTTGCGAGGAACTCCTTCTGCATCAAGAGCTAAATGAGCATCTTCTATTTCGGAACGCTGAGCGTTAAGAATAATCTCTTTCTCATTACGATCGTTCAAAGTCTTCCTAACTTTCGCCCCTATAGGATCTAAGCGAGGATCTCTTCCATATTTTTGCTGATTCTGAGAAAACATAGCCGAAAAAGAGTCTTCGACTTTATTCCAAGCCACACGATTTAGCATTGGATGCTGGCCAGAGACTTCTCCTTCTACAGCCTTTCTTAGTTTTAATATTAACTTTGTAATTTCCTTGTTCATTTATTACCCTCTAGTCTATCGGCTTCGACCTCTAATGCTGTAGCTGCCGTAAACCATGTTGATGCAATATCGCAATACTCAAGGTCGGCACAGCATCCTTTGTCAATCAAAAACTTTTCTTCAGCATAAAAGCTTTTGGCCTGCTTTCTTAGCTCAACAGCTCTTACTTTTTTTAAGTGACCTTCCAGAGAAGTCTCTGTCCCCAAAAGTAGGCCGTCTGCCTTCACTAGATCTTTGGCCAACAGATTTTTATCCAAACCTTCTGCTCCAAGCATGTAAACTTTGCGCAAATGTGCGTCTAGTTTGCGTAGCGAATCTCTAAGGCTAATTATCGTTCCAGACAAAGCCACTACGTCATTTCTGTCCGACATTCGTTATACCTCCTATTGAAACTGTGCTGTGCCATTCCCACGAACAAGTCTCCCATTCTTCTCCGTAAAGGCTTATGCAGCCGGCCTCATAGCCTGCGAGATAGGCTTCTTCTTCATCCTTTGTTATCCACGCTGGAAGAGTCCACTCTACTCTTTTAATAGGGGGCGGAGCCTTTCGACCTCCCCTAATGCAGTTGAAGGGAGCGTTCTCTGCAGCATCTTGTATCGCATCTTCCTTTCCGCGTTTCCACGGAGTTCCGCATATTATGAACCTTGTTTTCCCTCCGTGACCATGAATTGCCAGAACATCACCATAAGAGTCATAAAGGCAAGTAGAGCTAGTGCTAGTTAGCCATCTTAATGCGATCTTCCCATCGCTAAACCTTACGCCTTCTGCAACCTTTCCGATTCCAGAGACTCCAGTTTCGTCCTCATCTCTCCACATCTCTATTTTGTTAAACATTTGCGTTCAACCTCAGATGGCCGCTAAATCCGCAACCAACGCATACAACACATCGTCGCGGAGGATAGCTCATAACGATAGAATCAGGGCTTTTGAAGACTAGTTCTGTTTTGCAATTATCACAAGCAACATTGGACATAATGTTACGAGAAGAAACATGGATTTTTTTCTTTAAAAGTTCTCTATAAATAAGTCTATTCGAGACTCTACCTTCAAGTGGAAGTATAGAGGCAGAGCTTTCTAAAAGCCTTTTTCTTGCAATCATTCTGTCTTCGAGGTTAATTCTCTCTTTTTCTGCCTGCTCCTCATGTACTTTTGTTAATGTTTTCATAAAATTTTTTTAATTTATTGGAACAACTATATTCATTACTTTTCGAGCCCATTCTCTATCAGATTCTTTTTCTTTCTCAGAAAGCTTAAAATAAGGCGTGTCAATCTGCTTCCACCAACGTCTTACCGCATCTATTGCAAAAATAGCGTCCTCATCTTTCTGCCCTTGCTTTATTGCCTCAAGAACAACGCCTTGACCATATGATAAGAGAGGGTCTAGTGTTTTTAACATATATTTAGTCCAATGAGCCCACTGTTTGTGCTCAAACACAGCTAGTTTTTCTAGAAAAACAGACTCATCTCTAAGAGTATTAATGACGTTGTTAGCCTCCCATAGCTACTCAATTATAGAGTCCGTATTAACATGTCCGCTATGTAACCGCTGACGAAATTCTTCCAAAGTTTCCTTTTTCATATTGACATTCCTAAGAGACATATTTTGAGAAATTAGAAGCAGCCTGTCTTGCTTGCTCTTCCGTTTTTATAACAACTTCTCCTGCATTTCGAAATAAAGTTTCATCAGTAAGAACATATTTCTCCTCAAACAAAAGATCACCTATTCCAAACATTAAGCTTGCTCGATGTGACCATCCGGCCCATTTGCCAGCATATTCTCCTATTCCTATCTTGCCTATTGATGCGGAGCTATGAGCAGAGTCAGCCCTAAGGGGAGCATATATTCCAGATCTGGCTAGCCACCTGAAATAATCGCCGTCACTTTCGGGAGCAATAAAGCCTCCATCCGGCCCGAATCCACATAGTCCGAGGCCGCTTCCTCCTCCGATTTGCCTATGCTCATCATCGTCTGGATGCTCTTTGAAGACACATCCTGATCGCTCAAATTTACGCTTCATGGTTGGTGATAATGGTTTGTTTCTTTTCATATTAACCTCATTTTATTTTATTTTCAAAAATTGCGACTATAGCCTCTGCCTCTGAGGGATAATGACGCTCACTAAGCCAAACCCCTCCAATAGTCTTTCTTGCTTGCCACATAATTCCTCCGGGCCCATAATCAATAGATGCAATTATAAGAGAATTATCCTTATAGATAATGCGGGCCAAGGCTATCAAACAACCGATCGTAGCTGCATCGTTTAAGTCTGGCAGCCATCTTTCTTTATCAGGAATTTTATAATCAAATATTCGTTGTGTTACGGGCCCATCTCGTCCCAACATTCCAGGTATCCATTGAAATCGTGAACATGCAAGCAGACGCTTTGACAGCTCTTCGTTGGCCACCTTCTACCACACCAGCTGTGTATCAAGAGCGTTATCTACACACAAATGCCGTGGATCCTTTTCTCCATTAAGAATCTGCTCTTCTAGGAAGGAATTGCCGCACTTCTCATCATTGTATGCTGCATAATGAGAAAGATCAATGGTAAAAACCCCTGTCTCCTCCGTATGACTGGCATGCTCAATTGCAAACTTTCCATGCTCATTATTGTCAAATTCATATCCATTGATATCAAGAGTTGGCTTCTTCCAAGACCCGTCAGACAATGCCTTTCTGCCCCAAAATTGTTCTTGGGCCCTCCAAATAGCGAAGTACACTTCCCCGCAATGGCAATCAAACCTGCAGCCAAGCTGCGGAGCATACTTTCCATATTGCCGAAACTCTATTGGCTTTCCTCGGATATCTGACAATCGAACAGTATATCCACAGCTTTCACAAGATGATGTACATAGATTACGACTCATTTAAGCTCTCCAGCATTTTCACAAGAACGCCCTCTTCGCTATCGGCGGAAAAGCGCTCATCCCATACGGTGCCCGTCCATTCGTGCTCCGATCCATCTGCTCTAGACCTAACATAGACATAAAGCCACGGATCTCCAGAAATTTCTCTAACTATTTCCAATAGGCAGCCTAGCGTTGCCGCATCCCTAAAGTCTGGAATCCAATCACTACCAACCTCAATGGTCCATCCTCCATTGGTCTCTCCATGCCAATATATCTTTTCTGATTGATCACACGCACGGTACCAGTCGCCAGGAACTCCGCCTCTCATTCCTATTTTCCAACGCCAATTGGCGCAAGACAAAGCCCTTTTTGAGAGAGAGACTTCTTCTTCTGTAAGTTCTAGCATAATAAAAATTTAGCTCTCCTCAGACCTTATAGCTGTGTAGGCATGCTGAACCTTAGCCTCTATTTCTTGCTGCAGAGAAGCGTTCAAGGCTTCGGCTCTTTCTGCACGAGTCACAGCATTATGCCATTTAAGAGCCATATTCTGGTAATCTTCACCAGCTTCTTTCCAAATGCCAATTTCTTCTTCTAACTCTCTTCTTATCTTCTTCTCCCAAGCCTTGGCGGCATCGGCAGTGCTATTTAATGGTCCAAATATGCGAGATTTTTCCTCAGAACATTTTAATGCAGTAAGAAGTCGCGAAGGACAGTAATCTACTATTTCTTCTCCCTTCTTTACTTCTTCTCCGTGCTTTTGAAGCGGACAAAATTCGCACTCAAACCATCCCGGATGACTACTCATCTCGTACCACTCATGATTATAATTATTCATTGATTCTCCTTTAAAAGGGTGTTTCTGTTACACGCTTCCAAACTGCTGGACCGGCGCTAATATATATAACTTCTTCATCCTCAACATAGCAGATTACGTTCTCTTTCCATATAAGAGGTAAATCGTAAGCTGACTGACACGAATCTATAAAAGTTAGACTGCCTGTATCCGCATTAAACCAGCTCTTCTTCTCTGAAACTATCTCGCCCTCGTCCTGCATTATGATTCCTTATGCTCCTTTCTCGCAGATTCTTTTGCAAAGATAAGCATCTCTGTGATCTCCTGATAATTCTTAGATCTAGCCATTATGACCAACTGCCTCAATAAAGGAGAGGCATCATCGCTTATCTCTCTAGAGTCATCAGAGAGTAGCCAGACCAGAAGGGACCACTGTCTTGAGGCCATCGCCTTTCCCTGCCTGACCGACCTAACTGCTCTCAGCGCGTCCTCAAGACCTGTAGATAAAGGCTTCTTCTCCGTTATAAGCAAAGGCTCTTTAAAGAGATCGGGAGGGCATGATTGCTGCGTAGAATTTTCATTATTATCTTTTGACATATTGGCTCCTTAGTGTTTCTTGTCTTTAGCTTTCATTTTTAAGCTTAAATTGAATAGCAAGCCCTTGCTCTTTGCGCCGAATTACTCTATGATTCCAGGTCATCTTATCTCCTCAGTATTCATTTGCATATTTTAATTCTCCGCACTTAATAGCCGCCTTCATTCAGGGAGGAAAGACTTGGCTCATCGTTATTAAGCATGATTATCCTATTGTTTATCCGAATTTTTAATTATTTTTCTCATATGAGAGAGCCACTCATCGAGGCCCATAGCCATTTTCATTCTGTTACAGACAATACAGCATGAGCGTACATTATCTACAGAATATGCCTTTGTGTTATCAACTCGATCAACTCCTATTGTCGCTATCTTATCTCCGCAGTAAGAGCAATCCGACTGCCAAAACGAAAAGAATTCTTCATCAGAAAGGTTCCACTCTATTTTCCTACCTCTTGCCGCCTCTTTATAAACGCCCAATCGGCCCTTTTTTGAACTTCTCCTCTTCTGATTTTTTTTATTTATGCAAAATTTGCAATTGATCCGTCTTCCTGATTTTGAACTATGAGATCTATGGTATTCTCCGAGCGGCCTAGTCTTCTTGCAGATCTTGCACTCTCTCATTATCATTGCCAACTGCTCTTCTGTGTATTCGTGCTTCCTTGCAAACATTCTATCTTGAGCATATTTTTTATCACAAGACTTACAATATACGCTTAGCCCAGTTTTATGCTCCTGTGTTTTATAAAAAAACTTGCCCAACTTATTTGAATTACACTTAGGGCATTTGAAATAATTTTGATAAATTATATTATAATCATGCCCGCCGCGCGCTATAATCGCTTCTTTCTTTTTCCTAATATACTCTTTTGATCTCTTCGCCACACATTTTTTACAATCAGCTCTAGGCCTTGTATATGATCCCTTCTTTCCGACTTCTTTTCTTAAAGAAAACTCTGTTAATGGCTTATCTATATTACATTTGCTACATTTTTTAGTCATAATATCTCCGGGTTATATGGTGCAATGGAATGCTTGCACACCATATAGCCCGAATATTACTAGATCTTCATAGTTTGCTTGCATTTTGGAAATTTGGAGCAGCCGGCGAAGAGGCCGTACCTACCCTTCCTCTCAACTACATCTCCCTGTTTGCATTTAGGACACTTTTGTCCAGTCTTCTTGAGAGGAGCTTTTGCAGACTTCTTTACAGGATTTCCATCAGAATCGATAGAAGCAGCATACCTACATGTGGGAAAGGTCTTGCAGCCTAAAAATTCCGTCCCCTTTGCCTTGCTCTTTCTCTTAACCAAGATATTTGAACACTCAGGACACTTATGTCCTGTCTCAACGGCAACAGCCTTAGGCTTTCCGTCTATAGATGCAGTTCCATCACACTTGGGCCAAGTAAGACAAGAAAGGAAAGGTCCTGACTTAGATATCTTCTTTGTCATCTTTGATTTACACTTTGGACATCCCACGTCTACAATGAAAGCCTTCGGAGGCCCAGCTTGATTTGCCGTCTTTAATTGCTCATCTAACTTCTCATTAAAGTCTTTCAGCAAGTCTTTATACGACAACCCACCTGTTGCAATGGTATCTAAATTTGATTCCATTTTTGAAGTAAATTTAGCATCAACTATTTTAGAGAAATTCGCCGTCAAATAATCTGACACCATGATTCCTGTTTCTGTTGCACATAGGGCCTTCTTATTTCTCGTGACATATTTTCTATTAAGAATGGTATCTAAAATAGAGGCGTAAGTACTAGGCCTTCCAACTCCCTCCTTTTCTAGGAGTTTGATGATAGATGCATCAGAAAAGCGCGGCGGCGGCTTGGTAAAATGCTGGCCGGATACAACCTTATCCCACGGCACTTTGTCTCCAACCGCAAGAGATGGAAGAATTACGTCGTCTTTGATCTCTCCATATACTTTTAAAAATCCATCAAACTTGAGCGCGCTACCATTTTTCTTGAAGTTAAAAGCTCGACCCTTTCCTTTGAATTCCATCTTTAAAGCTACTTGGTCAAATTTTGCATTAGCCATTTGAGATGCAGTAAATCTATTGTCGATTAGCCTAAGCAGTTTCTTCTCATCTGTGGAGAGGGCCGAGACAGCCTTGTCATAAGTAGGTCGAATAGCTTCGTGCGCGTCTTGTGCTCCAGATTTTGCCCCATACTTAATAACAGATGGCGAAAGATATTTCTTTCCATGATCTTTCGTAATCTTGGCCCTCAGATCTGTGATCTTCTGAGGATCACTCCTCGTGCTGTCTGTGTTATGTGCATAAAATCCTTCCGCCACATAATGATGTTGGCCTTCGACCGTCAGATCCCATGTATCTTCGTAATGTGAGGTTTTTACTTTTGTTATTTTGTCCCAAATAATATCATCTTCTAATGTTTTAGAGATTACATCTCCGAGATTCTCGTCTATAAGTTTAATGAACTGAATAGGAGTTAGCCCCGATGGTTTGTTATGTTCTTTCTCCTTTCCGAAGTTTATATAGCCCCAGCTTGAATCGTTAACTTGATTACGGTGTAGGCTTCCATATTTTCTATTCCACCTGGAGTCTATCCCTATTTTCACCCTATATTTATCGAGATCGCTTCCACTCCATCCGCTTTTAAAATTTTCACTATAAATAGACTCAATTAATCCTTTCGTATGTGGAATCCTGTCACTCCAATGATATTCGTATTTGCCATCCGTAGTCCCGAGCAGCATTTTCTCAGCCTGATCTCGTTTCGCCTCCGAATGTGGCATTTGAATTTGAGCAAAAAAGTTACGACGAACATATCCAGTAAGTTGAATCAAATACTGCGGATTTCCAGCACTAAAGCCGTTTGTGTCACAGCTAATATGTAATCCGGTTGGGATTCCAATTCTGAGAAGTAACAATTTTAAGTCTCTAGCCATCAAAAGTGAGTCTGTAATGAACTTATCGTAAGAGCCATCGCCCTCCCAATAGCTCTTCAAAAACTGAATAGCACAAGACTTTGGAGCCGTATTCATGATCTGGGGAACACGCTTCTTCTTTGCGTCCACTGGCTCCAGCCCCAGCCAGTTTAAAAAGTTCCAAATTCTTTGAGAATTAGCTTCGAACTTATTTGAGGCATAAAAAGGTTTATAACTTGTTCCAAACAGACTATTAAAGCAATTTGCAAAGTCATCAAGCAGGCTTTTATTGGAATTATAAAAAATAATATTTTTTCCATTCTTGGAAAATGTACCTTCTGATGACAAATACCCAAGAACTCTGGCAAGTTCATTTGTCATAATTTTCGGTATTTTAAAATTATTAACTAGGCTTACATCCAAAAGCTTTTTATCATATTGCTTCAAGTATTCGGGGCCAGATAGCTTATGATGACGCTTTAAATGTGGCGATAAGCTTTTTAGATCATCCCGGCCGCAGATAGCACAAGTAAGAGTGTTAACCTGACTCCTCTCTCGTTCAAATGGGCACTCATAATCAAACAGCTGCTCGTCACTCCATGAGAAATTCTTAGCCAAAGCTACGTGATCTCCCGGCTTCAAGTCTTCCATTTTTACCCACGATGTTGACAAGTCTTCGCCCATTACTAATAGCGGCTCGTTGTGACTCCCCTCCAGCATATATCCATGCTTCGTCTGTAGCGAGTAAATTTCTCTATTTTTATTTTTAACAATATCCGTTACTGGCCTTGGCCCGCGTAACGTGTCGACCATCTCTCCCAGTTTTATATCTTTAATCGGAACCATGCCGGCACTGGTTGAGATTCTGACGTGCCCAGGGAAGCAGCGATGGTAAGTAATCAGGCCGTATCCAAAAAGGCTTTGAGCCACGCTCATAGTCTTCTTCGCCCCCCAGCCTAAGCTGTTGCTTGCAGACTGCTGCATAGTAGATGTTATGAACGGGGGGTAAGGCTTTCGGGTTCTCTGCTTTGCGACATACTCTGTTACAACAAGGTCTGTCTTCTTGGACTTCATCTCATCTGTAACGTCATCGGACTCGACCTTATTTGATGGAACAAAGTTCTTTCCATCTATTCCATAGAAATCTGCACTAAAGCCTGAGGAAGTTTCCGCGTTTATTGTCCAATATTCTTTTGGAACGAAAGCCTTTATCTCCTTTTCCCTGTCTGCAACAAATTTTAAGGCAACAGACTGAACTCTGCCGGCACTCGTTCCGCGCAACCCCTTATTCCACATGACAGGGCTGACCCTGAAGCCCACCAGCCTGTCCGTGATTCGTCTAGCTTGCTGAGCATCATACAGGTTCTGATCTAGCTTCTCAGGATTCTTCATGGCCTTTTTGACGGCCTCTTTGGTAATCGCGTTGAACCTAACACGATGAATCTTAACGCCCCTTTTCGGCAGAAGGGAGGCTATGTGAAACGCAATAGCCTCACCCTCTCTATCGGGGTCAGTAGCAATGTAAATGACCTCATGCTTTTTCGCTTCAGCCTTAATATTCTTTGCAATATCTTTCTTATCAAGATTTACCTTGTAAATCGCCTCAAAGGTATCGAGGTCAACTCCCATGTTCTTTTTCGAAAGATCCATGATATGGCCTACAGAAGCCATCACAGTGTAATTGGGCCCAAGAATTGTCCTCAACTTTGAAATTTTATTGGGGGACTCGATCAAAACTAACGGCATACGCGCTCCTTCGTTAAGAACAACGTACGAACAGAAGAGGATCTGTCAATAAAAACTCAGATCCTCTTCTGTTGGTCCGCTTGCTCTTTTTCGAGAGGCTAAAGCTCTACCTTATCTGCGATGGAGAAAAGCATTTCTTTATCATTTTCTTCCAAGTACGGAAGAGCCTCTCTTATTTTCATGAAAAAAGACTTGTCATTAAAATATTTTGCCAATATATATTCAATAAACAATTTAGATTCGTTATCCTTTGAATAGCTGTAGAAAGCTATTATGTCACCAAAAGTAGGGTCCATCTTAATCCTCCCTGCCCTATTCGGGCGCTGCGTCTATATAGATGGACTTTATTAGCTACTTAAGAGTCTGTGCTGCCAAAGCCTCCATCTGATCGTTCTGTCTCTTCGAGTTCTTCTACGATAAACTTGCAATTATTCCGCTTTCTTAAAATGGCTTGGAAAAGCTTCGGCTTATTCTTGAGAATAAGCCCCGCCAAAGAGTCCATAGTTTGGGGCCTAATTCCAAAGATCTTAACAATTCCATTTGGAAATCGAGAGAATGCCATATCTATATCGGGATGCTTGTGCATTACTCTAGCCGGCACAATAACTTCTCCAGTATAAGTTTCATCAATAATTCCTACTGAGTTAGCCATAGCTAACGGCAACTTCGCTATACTGCTACGAGGCACAACCTCAAAGTAGTAGCCCCCTGGAGGCTGTAGGGAAATTCCTGTTTTAAAAAAGATAACATCACCAACTATCTTATGAATCCCCGTAAACTTCAGGTCATAACCTGTGTCTGTAGAGTGCGCTCTCGAAGGAACTTCTGCTCCGTCTTCTAGTAGTTGTATCTTTACGTTTCTGTTCGCCATTCTTCTTCTCCTGATTCTCTGCGGGTTCCTGCACAAGGTAGGCCTCGCGTTTGCCCTGTCACCTTTTTCTCTATGAATATTTCAGCTACCTTAAGAACAACCTAGTGGAGCCATTATGGAAACAGGCAATAAGTATTTTGTAGAAATTCAATTAGACTGCGTTATTGAGATAACGCAAGAAGACAAGGAGGAACTTATAAAGAAGATAAACAATACTATAGAAGAGTTAATAAAAGATCAAAAGACCATTCACTACTCATCTAATATTAGTTCCATATCTGAAGAGAATCTATTTGCGGCCTATGTTTCTGCTCCGCACACAGGGGCCGAAGGCTGCTAAGGCTGCTACTTCTTTATAGTTCCGGGAATTGAAATTAGTTTATTAACTTTTTTCTTTCTGATTACTGTTTTCTTTTTATTATTTGATTTTTTTTTCACAGAAGACTTTCTGCTTCTAGAAATCTTCTTTCCGCATCCACAGCCCATATTTACTCCTACTATTGTCTATCTCCCATTTCTTTGGGTGCTTTATTCATAGTAATATTACCGGATGTATTGGGTGCAATATGAAAAAAATATTAAAAACTACATTTATTTTCTCATTTCTATTATTTTTAGCAGTTAATATATTTCTTTTGACTTTCAATATCACTAAGATAAGAGTTAAAGAAAAACCAGCTCACTCTGAGCCAGCAATCGTAAGAATGAAAGCGATGCTCCTCTCTGTAGTAAAAGTTACACATATTGGAAAAGAAGAATTTGATGAGTCAGCTTTTTCGACTTCTGCCACAGGCTTCTCTATAGCTTATGATGTAACTACTGATTCGTCTCTTGTTTTGACCAATGATCACTTTTGCAACGAAATAACTGCAGATTCTACGCTTCATATTGAGGATTATAGCCAAAAACTTATCGATTGGTCTGAAGGGAACAGCGATTTAAGAGTCATGAAAACTAGCCCCGCATTAGATCTGTGCCTCATCCAGGCAAGAGGATTCATCAAGCCTGTAAAGCTGATAGACGATCTTTATTTTCCACAATTATTTGAAAAAGTTTATGTAATTGGCGCTCCAGCAGGAGACTTCCCCATTATACTAGATACCTATATATCGTCTTTTCTCGACAGAGACAGAATAAGTCTATCTTCGCTCTCAACATCTGGAAATAAATTCATTATGATCTCAGAAGAGATTCTTCCCGGACACAGCGGAAGTCCTATCTTCACCTTAGATGGTGAAGTTATCGGAATTTTATTTGGAGCACTGCCACAATACGGAGGCTTTGCCGCATCTGCTAACGATATCAAGCTGTTCTTAGAAAACTAACTATTTCTTCTTCAGCTTTTTTAGCCTACCAGAAGTTTTCTTTGCATATAAAGAAAAGAATGCAGCATCAATTGGCCTTCCATTAAGAATCATCTTTAAAGCCTCGTTAGCAAATCCTGCAGCCCTAATTGCCTCAGAACCCATTCTGTCCTTCTTTCCGCTAGCTCCCTTCTTTGTATATTTGGAGCTTATATCCTCTACTTGCTTTGCAGACACTCCATAGAGCATCATATTCGGCTTAAGTTTATCAATTACTAAATCTAATTTTTTCTTTTCAGCCAAGACAGCTTTCATTTTTTCATTTTTGTTGTTTATACACTCTAACTCACAAGAATCGCAACTCTCAGTAAGGCCCATATTCCATAAATCACAGGCAAAAAACTGCCTTACCTCTTTAGGCTCTTTCTTCAAGCTCTCTTTGCAGCCAAAAAAGACTCCTCCGTCTACAATGGACGCTTTTTTATTACAGTGATTGCTATCCTGTATTTGTCTTGACATTTTGCAAGTACTTTTGCAATTAATAATCTGTAACTTCTTATTCATAACTAAACAGATTTTTTATGATTATCCCATGGAGGTCCATTTAGTCCATAGGAATGCGGATCGCCAGCATCTCCTTTGTAAATAAGCTTCCAGTTAGGCCCTATAAAGCCACTTCCTGCTAGGTCTTTGTTCAGATAATAAGCAGACCTTCCTACCTCGGGAGCGATTAAGTTTCCCCGTACTATTTCGAGAGCTTTTTCCCATCGAGCCTGTGTTGCTGGCAAGGTTCCAAGCTTCCACTTATTCACCTCTTTTGCAACGCGCTCTGAGTCTACACCTTTGTTCCAATACGAAAATTGTCTCGGACTCAAAACGACCTCTCTATGAGACTTTCCGCTGTAATTACTTCTGTTGACAATTACAGTATAAACCCTCTTCATAAGATCTATGCTGTACATAGATCCCCCTTCTCCCATTAGAGTTGCGGCGACTATTTCGTCATCAGAAACTTCATATTCTGCGCCTTGAAGCGAAGGCTTTTCTTCTGAAAATCCAACTTGATCAGGAATTATTAATTTTTGGCCAATGCCAATTTTGTCAGCCGACTCTAGATCATTTGCTTGAATAATTCCCTCTACAGTTACCTTATACTTTTCAGCTATTGCCCCTAGAACCTCTCCCGAAGAAACAACGTGAGAGCGCAAATGTCGACCTTTCAAATCAGACAAAACTCTATCTATGCTGTCTGCCTCTTTATAAAGACCTCTTTTGTCCAAACTATTCGCAAGTAAAACCAATGGCTTAATCATCATTCCTCCACGCTTTATAGGTCAATAATAATAACTCCACGATCACTTTTCTTCTCTTCTTTTTTAAGCTCTTCCTTAGGAGTCTTATATTTGGGAAGAGGAATCTGAACGCGTGGTCTTTTTTTCTTTCTTTTTCTCTTCTTATTCAGCTTATCATAAATGAAGTCATAGACCTTCATAAGATTAGAGGATTTTTGCAGCATGCGCAGCTAGCGGGCTTCGTTCTCCCTTGAGCAAGGTTATATGAGAAGATAGATGAAAGTCTTTAAACTTCTCGACAACAGCTCCTAGGCCGCAGGTTGCCGCGTCCAAATGCGGCGCGTCTATCTGCTCAACATCTCCTAGCATGATTAGTTTTGAATTTTCGCCCATCCTTGTAATCACTGCCTTGGCTTCAGCATAGCTTATATTTTGAGACTCATCAAGAATAAAAATAGTGTTCGGAAGACTTCTTCCTCGAATATAAGCGAGAGCCTCTATCTCTAGCTGGCCTGTCTCTAGCAGCATATCGAAATATACTTGTCCATTTTTAAAAATAATTTTGAAATTATCAATAATAGGCTGAATCCATGGAGCCAGCTTCTCCTCTTTGTCTCCTGGCAGAAACCCCATCTCAGAACTAAGAGATTGAACTGGTCGTGAGATTATGATTTTATCATAAATCCCACTTGTAAGCATATGGGCTGCTGCAGCAGAAGAGAGGATAGTCTTTCCAGAGCCACTAATTCCTGTTAGAGTGACCATATGTATGTTAGGGTTAAGCAAAGATTCTAGTGCAAAAGTCTGCTCTTTGTTTCTTGGGCGAATACCGTTTACAGATGGAGTACCTTTCGAATGCGCTAGGGGCTTAATTAGGCCGTCTTTATGTAGACCAAGTGCGCTTTGAGCCCCTCCTTTCAATACTACAAATTCATTAGGATATAAGTCTTCTTCCACATACTCAAGCTCTTTTTTGTCATAAAAGCCTTGAATCTCCTCTGGGCTAAAATGCTTTACCGCTACGCCAGTATATGCACCTTTTCTGTTTACGACTGCCTTTTCCTTTTCGTAATTTTCAGAGGAAATCCCAAGGGAATCGCACTTCACCCTTACGTTGATATCTCTAGAGATAAGAGTAACATCCTCAAGCTTCTTAGACAAACTTAGCGCGACTGCTATAATCTTATTATCATTAGATTCGGACATTGAGGATGGGAGCTTTGTATATTCAGACTCAACATGTACGAAAATAGTCTCTCCATTTTCTAGCGTCACCCCGTCCTTTAGTGAGCCAAGCCCTCTAAGGCCATCCAAAAATCTATTTATATAACGAGCTGCGTTTCCAACGGCATCATGTCTTGACTTTAGATTGTCTATCTCCTCCAAGACTTCCATGGGAATAATCACATTTTGATTGGGAAATCCATGAATCGAATCTTCATGATAAACTAAAACTGACGTATCTAATATGAAATTTTTCTTATTGTGCTTCAAGGTATCTCCGCTGAACTAATGTCCATATCATCTTCTTTAATTGACCAATGCTCTATTGTTGCCTCAAAATAAAGAGATTGATCACTTGGATCTTCTTTTATTCTGTATTCGGGCCCTGCCCACTCCCCTATCGTCTCTCCTTCATATCTAACCTCCAAGGCCTCTATTCCTTTATACTCTATAAGCTCGACGTTATTCTCCAACATATAATCAATTGCCTGATCTCTCGGCATTTTAAGCATCTCATATCCATCTAGGCCTATATATAAGAAGAGATCGCACAACCATTGCTGTCGTACTTCTTTTACGTCATTTGAGAAATTTACACGGTCGGTTAGGATTTTTGTAATCATCTATATTAGACTATAGTTGAGGCGCCTTCCTGCTCTGCGTCTTGTTCTGCTTCGGAATTTTCTTCGAGCGTATCTACATGTGAATCTTCCGAAAGACCCCCTTCTCTCTCTTCTTCTGGCATAATCTGATTAGATTGCAAAGAAACATCTTTCATCGAAAGACCATTCCATCTATATCCTATATCAGTATCTTTTCTTTTCTGCATTTCTGAGTTCCAAGAATTTGGCCAATCCAAGTTATGATCGTGTATATAGTCTCCATATCTTTCGGTCGGAAGAAGATATTTATTATAAGCAAGATCCTTCTCTGCGTTGCTAAAGACGTTCCAATTTGCCTCAATCCAAGTGGCTAATCTTCTAACGTCATTCGTAGAAGATTTTTTTAGACGCTCTATGATTGGCTTTGCCAGCTCTCCTGAGAAAAAATTCTTTGATATGCCTTTGGCTTCAACTCCAGCTTTCGCAAGCCTCTGTGCCAAATAGTCCTCAAAGGCTCTTCCTATTAAATGAAAGTTTTCGTCAAAGACCTTAATGAACTTTTCTATAAGTAAAATTTCATCATTCGTATGAGAAGTTTGTAGGGAAAATGAAAGCTCTACATAGACGGCCGTATCTGCTAAGAAAAGATTAGCCGTAAGAATTCTGTCTACATCCAAAAGCGCCCCCAAACTAGGAGAGGCTTCAGGTTCAGGGAGAAAGTCGAAACGAAGCTGCAATTTGTCCTGATTCTCTTGGGCCGCAAGCTTATCTAGCGTGCTTCCAATAATCTTGGAAACATTATTCAGTCGAAAACTTTTTACCCAAGTAGAAATAACTTCTGCATCAAATATTTTTGCAAAGTCTTTAGGCTCAAAGGGTACTGGACTATTCTTAATGGCATATGGAATTTGTAACTTAAAAAGCGTCGCTTTCGGCTTCATATTTACTTTTATTTCCGACTCGTCCTCTTCTACATCAAGCATTACAAAGTTCTCAAACTCCATATCTTCAAGTCGGATTATTGCTCGATCAAATTCAAGCCCCTCTATATATTCTGCCGCAACTAGTTTCCTTCTAACTGACTCAACATATTCTAAATACTTCGAATCAATACTATCTCTTATATATTCGAAATACTCCTCTACATCATCTGGATTATAACAGCTATCACAAGAAAACTCAATGGAGATATCTATAGACTTAGTTTTCTCATTTAACTCTACTGAAACAACTTCCCCACCTTCCGGATGGTCAAACAATTTTTCAAAATCATAATCGTAACTAACCGGGATATCTCTTATAAGCGGATTATTTGTTTTAGCAAACCTATTCTCAATAGATATTTCTTCCCATCCGTAAAGAGGAAGGCTATAGCTCAAATAAGCGTGTGCATATAAGTATGGATTCCCTTCTCCATCATCATCAACCTCTGATGAAAAAGAGACATGTTCGAGAGTAGCCTCGGCATCTTCCAATATTTCTTCAATTTCAGCAACCCACATTTCATACGTGCTTTCTTCGTTAGAAGATATAGTTGTTACATTTCCACGATAATCTGCATAATCGCATCCCTCTTCGAAGAATGAGTTCAATATGTCTCCATCATACGTATCTCTATACGATCCTCCGTGCATTTGCAAATTACCTTGATTGGGCAAGGATATTTCTCCGTTATTTTCGAACAGGTGCTTCTGCTGCTGCCATGCCCAATTTCTAACTAAATCTATAAAACCAGGAGGGTGTGGTCCATATGTTCTATTTTCTGGAGCGGCAAACTCATAATCTCTAGCTGTATCTACATATTTTCGCAGCCTAACCCTAGACTTGGGAGTTACGCCTAAGACCTCCCTTCCTCTATCTGCGAATATTTCTTGTCCATCCAGATCTCCTATCTGGATGCCCCTCTGCTGCTCGTCTTGCGCCGCCGCATCTTCACTCCAGTGACTTGGGGGATTCAAGGCTTCTTCTAAATCAGAACTCTTAACCAGATAGGCAACTAGGCCATTGCCTCTTGACTCTGAGATTGCACAATTAAAGTAAGATCCATGCTCACTATGGCAGGAGCGTATATTTTCATAGTCACTCATCCTAAGTACGTCAATCGGATCTCTAGATATAATAATCGAATGCTCTGCTTTAAGGTCTCCGTCTTTAAAGACGGACTCAATTTGCTTCCAATTATAGTCCCTTGTATACTCTGTTTGCTTACCCTTCCACCAATCCGCCATTCCAACAGGTGCATTATTTTTCGGATCAGATAAAACCTTAGAAATAGACAAAATCTTTTCTCTTGTAATTTCTTCGCCCTTTCTTGGGCCAGCGGGAATTACTCTTTTTTCTTCTTTAGAAATCTTCAGGTCTGCAACTTCAACTTCTTCTTCATACTCCTCTCCGGTATCAGGTCTGCGCATTTTCTGCTTAACTTTCTTCGTGTTAAACGAACTTCCTCTACCAGCCGGAAGCCATCCAGTCTCCTTTAGAAAAGGGACAAGGCTCAAGAGCTGCCTATCTTCTTTCGTATTAAACGGAATCACCAAACGAAGTTTGCCTTTAAAAAGCTCATCGAAACTTAGTTGCGAATAATCGTCATCTAGCCAGTCTTTCAGGTCTGCTATCTCTGCTCTTGAGACAGCATACTTATATAGCTTATTCAGACTAGAAATAGAGAGAGATTCTCTCTTCAGGCCATTAGTCTTTAGCCATTTATTTAGCGCAATTAACTTTCTCAAAACAAGCTCCCTACGGTTTATGCCCTATAAGTAAGAGATCGAACACGATCCCCCTGAGCAGGCCAGCTCTCCCGAAAGATCTGTATTATCTGTCTCTTCCAAAACGCTCTCTATTCTCACTTCTTTTAGAGAGTGCATCATCTCATTGTAGACTTCTTCCGTACAATCTTCGAATGGGGGCTGAACATACGTATGCTCTGAATGCGGAAGAATAGATAGGCCATTATACACGTCCCTATTTTCCCACATCCAATCTGCAACGGTATCCCATTCATCATTTTTCACAGTAATTGTGGCAGAAACATTATGCGTGTTTTGACCCTTTCGATAGCCGGGATTAACCCAGTCAACTGTCATTCTTTTCACTCTTTCAAGCAGATCAGTCGCCGTTTCACTTCGCGTAATAGCTCCTGCGGGTGCCTTCTGAGGCACTGAAATCACGGCAGTATCATGCGGTCTAAAGAATTCATCTTCGATAAGCTCTGGATGATTATTCTCAAGATAAGAATAGATAGACTCGTTCTTTCCAACGCGAAGCCTTCTTATGTAAAAATCATTATGCCATGCATGAATTCCAGAGGAAGTGCCCAGTGTAAGTGAAGTAGTATTGTGAGAAACGCATCCGTTTGCCATCTGGTAAACAGGCGTATTCTCAACTTCTATATCTACTGTAAATGATTGTGTTACTTCTTTTTTTACTATTTTCATTTTATTATGTCCTTAAGCATCTGCTTTACATTATCCCTATTTGTTTGCCAGTCGCTATCCCAAATGTTTATAATGGCAAATTACCCTACATGCATCCAGTCGTCTTCCTCTGTAATATCGATTGCCTGCTTCCATTCTCCATCGGCCATCATGAATTTGTGATGTGGCGTACACTCTATAGTGGAGCCATCCTCCATTGTAAATCGGATAGACTCTTCGAATCCATTTACGAACAACCTTGTTATGGAATTCATTTCACCATTTTGATTCGGAACTTTTATGTCAGAAGTAACGTCATACCACTCTCTATATTCATCTAGATGGTCACTTAAATCAATTCCGTTCTTTGCGAAGATATCATGCAGACTCATATCTCCCTCTGAAGTTCTAATCACAGAGGATGGAACTTGACAGCCAGCAGGCTTGATACAGGTTGTTCTTGCTGCGGGGTTTATGCCTAGCAGGTTAGCCACTCGAATGTTTTCTTCGCCAACTACTCCTGCGGCATATGTCGCATCTAACTCCAATACTCTTCCGCTTGCAATGCCCGTCAGACTAACTCCTAAGAGAGCATCCTTTTCGGTTGTTCTTTGCCATATTGGCCTCAAATAATGAAAGTCTGTATAGCTGGCTTGGAGGGTTCCGATGAATGACGCAGCTTTGGCTCTAGAGTTAAAGTCCTCTTGGTCGACTAGATCAGAGGCGTTTATTTCAACAAGATTGCAAAACTGAAAAGGCTTTAAGCCAATTTCGCAACATGGATTACAACCCCAGTCCTTGTCATTTGTAAAGTAGAAACCAGGCTCTCCCGCCCCAGAGGCCTTAATCTTCTCCCAGAGAGACATGAAGTATTCCTTCTTAATTCTATGCCTCATTAAGACAACGGAGATGTTTGCTCTTCCCCGCTGAGGATTTGCCTCAGACCAGTTTCCTGACTTTGAAGATATCATTTCTTCATCATCCGCAGAAAACAGAGCAATCAATGCCGCCCTTCTAATGCCTCCAGCCAAAACAGCATCCGCAATATAACACATCATATCATGGACTTCTATGGGGCTGAGCCTGTCTCCAGTCTCTTTTGAATCGAGGATGCCCTCTAGCCTCACTAAGCACTCCTTTAGCGGCTGAGGGCCCGGAGCTTTGCCTCCAGACGTGACCAGATTTGCGCCCTTAGGACGAATATCGGAGAAATCAAATCGAAGCTTAGATGTCTCTCTGAAATAAGAGTTCACTAAAGCCTTAACGGCATCCGCCCAACCCTCAATAGAGTCTGCGATTAAAAAACGCCTTGTTCTTTTCGGATTAGGCTTCCTGATTTCAGGAAGCTGCTCAACGTGGTGCTTTTGAACAGAGTATCCAATTCCTGTTCCACCAAGAAGAAGGAACATTGTTTCGCTGAAAGCCCGAATGTCGTCAATCGGCAAATACCCGCAATTATAGGCTCTATTTGGCGCAATCTCAATTGGCTTACCTCCAAACTGGAGGACGCGCATCGACGGAAGAACTTTCTTATCATATACGAATTTATACGCCTTTTTAATTTCATCCTTTAAATGGGGGAACTTCTTAATATGCATATTCTCGCTTCTTGCAATAAGCTCTTCCCAGTTCTCTCTCCTGTTCTCAGAATCGAGATATCGTGCGTATTTCATATGCACGGTTATATCAGATAAAATTTTTGACGCCAATTCCATTTTTCTCTCCACTTGCAGGCCATTAGCCCATAATTGTTAAAGGTGGCCCGCCCTAACGATTCTTTAATTGCATAAAAAATAAGCCACCGACTATGGTGGCTATTCGTCTATTATTTAAATTTGTAAAAAATTTTGTTATTAAGAGTATTTGATATCATTTTTATATGCAGAAATGGACTTGGCCAAATATATACAAAAGCATTTTAAATAGAAGATTTCTGCTTCAAAATATAAATAAAATATTCTTTCCTTAAATTTTTCTTTGATTATTAATGTAAATTTTTTTTATTATTCATCGGCAGGGTTATACTGCTCTACGAACGAACCCTTCTTCCAATTTCTTACGATTGAACTCTCCTCGGAAAGCGTAAAGGCGGCAAGCACGTCCTCCCTAGTGGAGAATGACGCAGCACTAATGTGCCTAGTTCCGCAGCCATCCGGAACCTCCAGAGAAGAATCATCTACAACCAGATAGACTTTGGTTCCGATAACTTGCCCATCTCTATTGATAATAATAGCGCCGTCTGCTCCTTCTCGAAATATTGTAGCGATATCCTTTTTAAAGGAATCATCGCATATATTGATATATTTCTGAATAGGATTAATTCCTATCTGCCTCATGCCGGGAATTATATGTTCATTTGCACTATCAAACACTCCAAGAACGACAAGGATGCCCAAGCTCTTTGGCTTGGCCCTATTCTCCTTGGAGATATCGCATAATACTTTAAAGATTTTCTTTTCGGCCTTCAGATATTCCTTCGCAGCATTAAACTGGAAAGAGAAATCAGCAGAAGAAAACTTTCTTTGCGGCTCAGGTGGCATGGAGGTTTGCTCGTCTATCGTCATTATTCCTTCCTGTCTACTTCATTATCCACCAAAACCTAATTCGTCATAGGTGAAGTGGGTTGGGTTTCCTCTCGAATCTACCGTCTCAATATTTACCGGAGCGCCCCAAGCCTCGTAGATGTACTCTAGCGTAGCTTCCAAGTGCTTGTAATCTAAAGTTCCAATATCTCCGCTCTTATGTTGCAACTGCAAGACGCCATCTTCTATAGACGTAATGCAGATTAGGGGGGCCCGATAATGATAAAGGTCTTTAACCAAAGATTCCTTTATTATATCCAGCTCTGTTCCGACGATGTGAATCGCCTCGTCACCCGAGGCCATCTTCATCCCTACATATGTAAACAATTTTAGCTCTTCCGCCAACTCTTTTGTCAGATAATTTCTGATGAAGGAAATGTCGTCTTCATCTTGGACCACCTGAAAAACTTTTTCCCAGCCTCCTATTTCGGACTCGCCAGCCTCCTTCTTTGCATCCCACCTCTTTATAATGTCTCCAAATATTGAAAACCCAAGGAAATAAGGATTGATATTAAGCTTGTTCCCTCCAGGCTGAACAACTTTTTCGTGAACTTTGCAAAAGTTTAGATGCTCAGAATGATTTATGCAGTCTGTTGAAAACATCAATTCGGCATGTG